AATCTTATCCATGATTATTTCTTTCAATTCAACATAGCTAAGAATAATTTTGTCATATCCAAGAAATGCATACCTCGGATTTGTCTGTATCGCAAGAACAGCTTTTTCATTAGTAGCCCATTGATGCCACGAAACGGCAGCTTTACCCCAATCAATTATTAAACGTTCTTTTAAATCCGCCATAATATCGATTGGTTCAAGGTCAAAAAAATACTCGCCTTCTTCAAACATTTCTGGAACAGGGAACTCATTAGGCATAAAGGAGCGCTCTATTGGTTTTCCATTTCCAACTTTAAAGCAACCGAGAAATTTAGCGCTCGTTCCAGGTTCGCTGATAAAAGAAAGAACATAATCGCAACCGTTGAAGAAACTCTTGCTTTGAATCTTTTGATACTACTCAATAAAGTTGTTATCGAAACAATCCTTACACCTTTTATGTTTTAACGAATGGCGAATTAGTTTTGTCTTTTTAGGATCAATGCCATTACGGTTCAGAATATCATTCAAATACAACGCCGCCATATCTTTCACCTATACCCTTTTTAGTTTTTATCAGTGATAATTCATTGTAACATGAAAGTTACGAGATGGAATAATTTTCTATAAAAATAACCCCATATTGCTCCAAATATGGGGTTATTAAGTGGATTAGCACCTATTCAGGTGAAGGTTTTTATATCGAATTTATTTTGCGTACAAATCATAACACGAAATGGAATATTTTGCTAGTATATTTTTCTCTACGCTTGCTGACGCTCGTTAGCGAGTTATCTCGGTCCCATCCTTGAAAACAAACACCATCCTACTATCCGGCATTACTATTACTTTATCAATTGCCGATACCCAGATCCGTTCATCAAATTTATCCAGAACCTTATTATAATTTTCCAGGCTCTTTAAAAATCCCGAAATCGCATGCTTCTTTCTTTGTTTCTCTCGCTTTAAATCCTCCAGTTCGTAAATTCGGTTAACTGCTTTTCGTTGTCTTTCCAGATAGTCCTTATTCCGTTCATTCCACTCCTCCTGGTTGATTGCGATTTGAGTGTTTTCAGCGACGGCTTTTCTGGCCAATTCTGTAACCACCTCAATTTCCCGGTGCAAATCGTCGATTTCTGCATCAACGGTTGCACAATCGCAAAGTCTGTCTCGCGCAATGCGGCAGTTGGACATCAGCTCCTCACGGTAAATAATCAATGAATTAAATGCACTGAGAAATTTCTCCTCGACTTCCTCCTCAGTGACATGCGGAGTTGTGCATTTTGTACCGCCCTTGTATTTTTCATTACACTGCCATACTATCCTTCGATACTTAGTATTAGAGCTCCATATTTTCGAACCATAGAATCCGCCGCACTCGCCACACATTACTTTAGTTGCCAGCAGACTGTGGCAGCCATTAGGACGGCCCAGTTTCTTCCGGCGGTCAAACTCGGCTTGCACAGCGTCAAATTCATCTGGGTCAATTATTGCCGGATGGCTATTCTGTACATAGTACTGTGGCACTTCACCTTCGTTATCCTTCGTTTTCTTACTTAGAAAATCTACCGTGAAGCGCTTCTGCAAAAGGGCATCACCCTTATATTTTTCATTGCTGAGGATCGATTCCACTGTGTTGACCAGCCATTTTTTCTTTCCACCCGGTGAAGGTATACCACTGACAGAAAGATATTTTGCTATGCTTGAAGGAGTTTTCCCTTCTATGAACAGGCGATATATATTGCGGACAATTTCTGCTTCGCTTTCTACGATCTTTGGTTGCCCGTCCTCTCCCTTTTCATAACCGAGAAACCGCTTATATGGCATACTGACTTTGCCGTCTGCAAACCGCTTACGATGGCCCCAAGTAACGTTTTCCGAGATGGAACGGCTTTCTTCCTGAGCAAGTGAACTTAGGATCGTGATAAGTAGTTCTCCTTTTCCATCAAAGGTATAAATATTCTCTTTCTCGAAAAAAACCTCAACTCCTTTTTCTTTGAGCTTTCGAACCGTAGAAAGACTGTCAACAGTATTTCTTGCAAAGCGGCTAACCGACTTTGTCACAATCAAGTCGATTTTACCAGCCAGCGCATCTGCTACCATTCTTTTAAACCCTTCACGCTTTTTCGTGCTAACCGCACTGATTCCTTCATCCGTATAAATGCCGACAAATTCCCAGTCCGCTTTTTCTTTGATGTACTTCGTGTAGTAATCCACTTGAGCATCATAGGAGGTTTGCTGTTCTTCGCTATCGGTGGAGACCCTGGCATAAGCGGCTGTTCTTCGTTTCGCCGTAGTCTGCATTGAATTGGAGTAGCTTTGCTTGATAGTTGCCGGTATAACCCTTACATTTGATGCCATGCTCACCACCTCCTCAATGCATTTTCTTTGGCTTTTTTACGCATCTCTTCAGTCCAGCATTCACGCCGAGACCTGTCATGCCATAAACTTTCTGTTGTATGGCCGTCACGAAATACAAATATCATTTTATTTGATTCCGCTACTAAAATTTTAGAAATCTCATTTTCTAAGCGTTCTTTATCAAATTCATTTAGTCCTAGCACATCAGAACTGATCTGGTATAGTATTTGCTCCGGTACTTGCTTAGCCGGACATGCCGCTTTGCCCTCGTTAAGATAAGTAGTACACTGCCACATTACCTTACCATTTCTTACTTTACGCTTATATTTATTGCCGCAGTTTTCACACCTTAGAATCCCGCTGAATGGGTATCGGTTACGCGGATCACCATTTGTCTTGCAATGCATGCGATTCTTATTCAAAATCACTTGTGCTTGATCAAATAACTCCTGATCAATGATTGCTGGGTGGGTGTTCTCCGCATAATACATTGGCAAATTGCCCTTGTTTCGGATTAGCCTCTTTGATAAATGATCCTTAACATATCTTTTCTGAAGTAGTGCATTTCCAGTATACTTCTCGTTTTTTATAATGGCCATAACACGCACACTGTTCCATTCACCGCCCCTGAGGTTTACTATGCCCATCTCCTTAATTTTTTTTGCAATTGTACCGCCCCCCATCCCGCTTAGGTAGTCCTCAAATATCATTCGAACAATGGCAGCTTCACTCGGCTCAATTGCTACTCTCCCTTTTACTATCTTGTAGCCATACATGAATCTCAAGTTTGCCAGTTCACCGTTTTCAAACTGACTACGGATACGCCATTTGCAGTTTTCACTTACCGATCTGCTTTCTTCCTGAGCATAGCTTGCAAGGATGGACAGCATAAGTTCTCCATCGCCACTGATTGAGTGGATATTCTGTTCTTCGAAGAACACATCAACATTTAGGGCTTTCAGTTCTCGTACCGTTTCCAAGAGGTCAACTGTATTGCGAGCAAAGCGTGAGATCGACTTCGTTAACACTAGGTCGATTTTTCCCTTTCGGCAAGCTTCGATCATTCTCCTGAACTCTGGACGATTTCCTTTTGTTCCCGTTAGAGCTTCATCGGCATAAACTCCAGTGTAAATCCATCCCGGATGCTGTTGAATAAAATTGCTGTAATAGCTCACTTGAGCGGCTAGAGAATGAAGCATCTCATCTTTGCCGGATGATACCCTTGCATAAGCAGCAACCTTGGTAAAAGAAGGCATGGCCGCTAAGTTTTTTTCTATTTTCATAATGGTCTTTGTCAACTTTTTTACCTCCCTTCATAGTTACATATATCACTCTAAAAGCTTCTATAATCAAGCATTTTCAGCGATATATGCTGCCAGAAGAAAGACTGTATTTTGAGGCTAGAAGCGCATCAATTTTTATAAATTCTTCCTGGTCGATGATGCCGGCATCAAGCCATTTTTTAAAGATCGAAGCAGCCAGCCTATAATGAATAATTCCTTTGTTCTTGTTCATGCCCGCACCGCCTTCGACTTACCATAGCAGGCACGAGAACAGAATTTGCGCTCCCGCTTGCCACAGCCTTCAAAATCCTTACCACATGTCAGACAGGTGAATTTTCGGATACTTTTATGGGGCACGGCTTCCGGGTGAGCATTCCACCAGGCCGATCGGCACTGATCGGAGCAGTATTGCTTAAGCTTTTTCCCAGGAGTCTGTTTAACAGGTGCTCCGCAATGACGGCACAAGGAGCTAACAATTGGTTTAGATATCTTTGAAGCAACTCCGCCAAGGTTGTTTCTGCGGCAATAAGATTTAATGGTATTTTCCGAGATATGAAGAAGTTCAGCAATTTTGGTATAGCTTTGGCCTTCTTCACGCATTCGCCGAATATCTTCTTTCATCATATAATTCATATGGTCTCTCTCCTTCCGAAGGCAGAACTGCCTCTGAAATAAGCCAGGAGACATGGCTAATTCGGACGGTTTGGTGTGCAAAAAAAATAGACCCATAGAACAGAGATTATCTCTGTTCTATGGGCCATGCACCATATCCGATAAGTTACTTAGGGATTTTGAGTTTTTGCCCTACATAGAGGGCATCCGAAATTAAGTTATTCAATTCTTTAATCTCATGATAGCGCTTGCCGCTGCCCAGTTTCCTTATGGCGATTTTCCAGAGGGAGTCTCCCTTTGCCACCGTATAGGTGTCATAGGCGCTGCAATGGTTTGGTACAGTAAGGATCTTCAGTGCTTTCTTTACGTCAGCGCGGAACGTATCCATACTCCTGCCGTGCTTTGGAAACCAGTGCATGACATCACCGTGGTTGCTTGCAATCCCCAGCTTATATCCCTCCGAATGGCAGATGATATCCTTTTCGGTAAGTCCGTACTGTTTGCAGAGATAGACGCAAAGCTCGACGGCTTCCTTGTATACGGCAGAAAAATACGAAGCATCGGTCAGATAATCCTCGCAAACCTCAAAGCCGATATGGGTATTATTCGCCTTGCCTCCTGCATGCCAGCCACGGTGATTCCACGGAAGCGTCTGGTAAGTTGCAATCGTGCCGTCGGCCAGTTTGCCGATAAAACCGTGAACGCAAACCTGCCTGCCACCCGGCAAGTTCTGATTCCAGTGGTTGTTATATCGGTTTTTCCCCAGTAAACCATCATCAGGTCCGACATAACGTTTGAGATAGGGATTGTTTGCCCCGGTGGAATGTAACATGATGCCCTTCGGCGTAATAGTTCTACCAGCTTTATAGCAGGCGTTGTTTGTCAGAATTAGCTTTTGAAGATTCATTCATCAGTTCTCCTTGTCGCTACGGTTGTGTAATTGTTCCAATATACCCTTTAACTTTTGTGGCACAGGCAAACCGATATGCACAGCATTTTCAAGGATGGAGACGCCCTCGTTGGAGAGATAGAAAAAGATGACTGCAGTTCTGATTACTGCGCCTTCTCCGACTATGTTTTGGTCGACGATATGTCCAATGGCCACCATCGAGAAGATGAGAACTTTCTTGAAAATGCCGCGAAAGCCAACCTCGCTAGATAGTTTCTTGTCCAGCACCGCGCACATTAGGCCAGTAATATAGTCGATGACGACAAAGGCAAGAAGGGCATATATGAAACCGTCCCAGCCTCCGAGAAAATATCCGATATATGCTCCCGCTGTGCTAATCCCCAGTTGAAAAGTTGTCCAAATTGATTTCATTTCGTATCCTCACTTTCTTTGTTGCTGCAATAAAAAACACCTCTGAAAATCAGAAGTGTAGAATGAATTTTTACGATCACAATCGCTTTACAGTCCCTGTCTTAGACTGGCCAGACAACTTTTGAATATAATCCTTCAAGCGGGGCTGGCCTTTTCTCCCTCCGGAATCAACCTCAAAGGCTGTCGTGTAGCCATTTGTGCCGAAAGTATGCCTCACTGAGGCTATCAAACCAAGAAGCCTTGTTGACGCTCCAACGATTTCAGCCTCGTCACCGGGGAGTAGCTGCGGTCTGAATGGTCCAGAGAACGACTCAACAGTTCCACTGGACGCGATCCTTGCTGCGAGATCCTCGGCCATTTCTAAAGCCTCCTCAGCTAGCGTATTGTCTGCCACCCTAATAAATAAGGTTTTCTTCGATGCAACAACCCAGTCTGAGTTCGGCTCAACCTCCGCATATTCCTCAACAGAAAAGTCATCTGTATGAACACAGATTTTGCCATAGACTTCTGAATCATCTCTGATAAGACCACGACTAAAAAGCTCCGTGCCACGATTGAAGGTGTATTTGCTGTTTATTTGGGCTGCGGGGTAGGTTACGATTGATCCCGCTACAATTTGACCGTCCAAGTTTTCGCATATAATCCAATTCCGCGACATCATAATCAGCTCATGCAGACCCTCGAGGAATGCCATGTCTTTTGGAAACTCAACGCCAACCTGCCATGCGGTCTCAGGGTTGTCCGGCTGCTGGATATCGTAGTTTTCGATTCCGGCTGACTGCAGCACCTCTTCCAATGTATATGCAAATGCATTTTTTGAAAATATATTATTGCTGCCAAAGCTCTGATCCTTTAATAGCTTGCCGGAAATATTTCTTCCTTCAACCGTAAGCGTTTCGGCACCAACCTTTGCATTAACTCTATCAACATAGAAGGTCCCCATCGGGTATTCCTCGGAGCAATTCATTTGCAAATAGAATTTTATTTCAACACCTGGCGCAAGCCTTGACCGATCCTCCTGAGATAATAAGCCTTTCGGATTTTGAAGCGTCATCGAAAAGTCACTGATCATGGAGTCATAGCTCATTCGAATTTCCCCATCGGATAAGTACCTCGATATTTCAATTTCTTCCTCATAGATTGCAAACCGGTGCCTGTCAAATTCATTTCCGTCAGAGAGCCAAACTCCATATATCCCAAGTCGGGGCACATTTTTAAATCTGGTTTTCCGAACATTAATATCCTTTGATGCCCTTAGAGTATTCCCAAAGGACAAATTACCCCAGTCAACATCTCCAACTCCGGGTTCTGCGGTTTTATAAGAAAGCACTCCGCTTTCATTAACTGATAGAATCAGGATAGAATTGTCTTTTCTATGAACTGCTGCCGGGCAGACTCCAGATTCAAAAGTCTGATAAAACTCAAAATCAAGTTGCATTTTCCGTCACTTCCTCTATTTCCTCTTCCGGCGTGGGATCTGGGGGTTCAACCATCAAAGGCATGTTCGGCGCTACAGGTACAGAACTGAAGCAGTGGGGACAATCGATATGGTGCTCCGTTGTGCTGTAGTAGAAGGCTTCCCCGCAGTTATTACAAGTCATCTCGTTCATTTCATCAACTCCTTCCAAGCTGCAAGGTCATTCCTATGTCCATGACATAGTTTGTGTTTTTTAGAATGTACTCCGTTTGGCAATCTGCGGTAATTGCCACTCCGTTTGCCGGTGCCGTCTCAAAATGAATGGCCTTTGCTCCATATAATAGCCGAAGCCCGCTCGTTATACTGGTTGCGTCAAAATTAGTCAACGAGTCGCTCCCACCCCATCGATAATACCGATAAGCAGTAGTATTGCCAAACCATACCTTCGTCCAAGCGTTCACGCAGCTCCCGTTTTCAGTAATGTTTGAAACTGATCCTATCTCCTCCCATGATGTCCCATCATGAGATCCAAGCATCTTCATACAGCCGAGTATCCACGAGCTGTTATAGGCTAAGGCTTCAACCCCACCAATGACAATCGGGGAACCCATATCCCATTGAAAAGCGGCTTCATTGGCTGTTGGATATGTGTTATTTGTACCACCAGGGTTATACCCATCAAATGTGTACCATACATAACCTGCGGTGGAATTCCTCCTATATAAATACGGAACTCCGGCGGTTGCATTTTCGCCGTATCGCGAGTTATAAATAATGGAATAACCTGTTCCTTCTGACTGCACGACTCCATTTACCATGATCACTTCAGTTCCCGCTTTAACAATCGGAACTTTAATATCAAAATCTTTGGTCTCACCATCCCCAGTCCCTAGTGCGATGTTGGATAATGACATACCCTGAAAAGTATTGGGGTGGGGCAGTTTTAGGAAGAAGGTTGACCCAAACTTCACAGCCTTCAGAAAACCATTGCTGGTATTTACATCAACTCTCTTAGTTGGGAAGGATATTTTTCTATTGGCATAATCTCTTGTCCAGTTATCCCACCCTAAAAAGCTTCCCGCAGAACCCACCGTATTACCCCTATCAAAGGCGGTAAAATCCGCAGGCTCAAGAATGTCTGAGAAAGCAATTGACATCCCAGAATTCGAGGCGGTGAAGGCCGTTCTGTTATCGTCAATGATCCAAGAGATAAATTGGTTGTTAGCAGGAGTGTTCCATACACCTCGCCCATTTAAAATACTCATTGGTAAAGTACAGTACAGGGTAGCATAAATGGTGATGATATCTAAGGCGGTTTTCGTTATGGAGATTGGGTTCCCTTCACTGTCTGTTAGAAGTGCATGGGTAGACCCCGTAAATCCAACCTCTGTGATGACTTCCCCTACGTATTCTTCCGGATTGAAGACAACTTTCTTTTTTACATAGCTCGTTGGATAGGCTTTTGCAGTGGCCACACTAGAAGCGGATCGGGAAGTGATTTCGCTGAAAAGACCTGTTCTTGACGCACTTAATGTTCCCGAGCCTCTTCCGATTGAAATGGAACCGATGGACAGGTAGGTATTATTTAGAAGCTTAGTAAAATAGTTGTCCAGTACGACGTTGTAGGCAGTGACTCTTTGTTTCATTTCTCCAGTTGTGGCATCCGTCACTTCAAATTCAAATTTGTTGTGTATGTTAACCGGTATCTTTAATTGCATGGGTTTATCCTCCTTTACA